TCTCGCCGCCGTCTGCAATCTTGTTAATCAGCGGATAGAGCACCGGCAGCAGCGTGGAACCGATGGCCGCCCGCATGGCGAACCAGATCGCGGTCAGCCTGTCCCAGGGCCGCGTCATTTTCTCGGCCATTTCCGTGGCGCGTTTCAGGCCGTCATTACTGCCCAGCTCGGTGATGTTGCGTTGCAGCATATCTACGTTGCCGTAAAGCTGTTTAATCACGGCCGCGCTGTCACCGAACGCATCATCTAATTCTGCCTGGGCCTTGAGATTGCCCTCAATGCTTTTGCCATAGCGGCCCTGGAGTTTTTCTAGCATGGCGGGCATAGACAGCATATGGCCCTGCGCGTCCTGGAAACTTAACCCCAGCTTTTTAGCCCCTTCCTGCGCACCACTGAGAAAACCCTCATAGGATCCGCTGGCTTCCGTGCCTAACGAACGCTGCAGCTCACCCAATACGGCCAGCTGTTCGTCCAGCCCCACGCCGTAGTTTGAACCCACGCCGCGCGCACCTTCCATCAGGTCTTTAATGACGCCCATGTCAGTGCCGAATTGGTTTTTCATGTAGGCCATTTTCCCGGCCAACTCTTCGGCAAACTGCACCTTGCCGACCTGGGCCGCATACCCGTTAAACTGGGTGAACATCTGGCCCATGAATTCAGCCGCTTCGGCCGCCGTTCCCTTCAACGCCTTGGCCACGGTGTTGGCAACATAGGTGACGCGGGGTAACTCGCCATCGGTCAACCCGGCCACTGCCGCATGAATATCCGCAGACGACTGCACAAACGCCACTGCCGATTCCCCATAGCGCACGCTGAACCGAAAAGCATCGTCTGTGACCTTGGCCAGGGGATTATCACCAATCCCCCGCGCACTGGCCTCCTGCATGGCATCAAACATCTGGATCGCCGGATCTAACGCGGCTTTCACCGACGCCCCAACGCCCCACAATGCGGCTACGCCAATCGCCGTTTTACCAAAAGCATTCTGGCTTTCCTGGGCAAACTCAGTGACCGACGTTTTAGCCTGTTTAAGCGGGCTGGTAATTCGGTCAATTAAGCTCAGCGTAAAATCTAAATCAGCCATTACTCGCCTTTGAATGCCAGGGCAATGCCATTAGCCACGGCAATGCGGTTAAATTCCCACTGCCGATTATCCAACCACACGGCGCGGGCTAAGTTTTCGGGATCGTCATTTTCATGCGGTAGATAATGGCGGCGTAAAATAAGGTATTGCTCCAGACCATTATTTTCGATGGCGCGAACCCGCGCCGCTAGTTTTTTAGTTCAATATCCAGCTTAGGCGCGTATTTATCATTGACCGCCGCGGCCAATTGCAGGGCTGCGCCGGGGATTTCCAGAATTTCATCCAGCGCGGCTTTACAGTCAGCGGCAATAATGCGGCGTAAATAGTTATTTGCCGGGGCCAGCTTATTATCCATCGACATTTCATTAATGAATTTATTATACGCGGTGGTATTTGGCTCAAACGTTAACGCCTTGCCGCTTACGGTTAATTCAATCGTGGTAACTTTGCTCATTAGTTCATTTCCTTTCGCTGGTTAATTTCATCAATTAATTGATTATGCCGTGCGGCACATTCCGCATATTGCGGCGTTATTTTTAAAAGCACCTCGGCAAGGTCTTTACCTGATACACCTTTAAGGCGGGGTAATTGTTCCGGGCATTTCGTTAACAGATTTTCCTGATAAGGCACGTTCGATATTTTCGGCGGCTTCGTTGTACATCCTGACAAAATCGTCAGAAACGCAAACGTTAGTAAATACCGGCTTAACCAATTCCGTCCTGATTTCCACAGGCTGCGCATTTTTCAACGCCTCCATTTTTTCTTCCAATGCCCTGGCGGATTTACTGGCAATATTCTGGCCCTCAATTCGGGCTTTATCCCCCGCCGCATTGGCGGCGCGGTCAATCACCAAATCCAGGCTATCCCGATACCAATCGCCCACTTTCCAGCCCGCCCCAAACACGGCCAGAATGGCCAGGCCAATCATGGCCAGTTGCTTGGCCATCACTTCACCCCGTTATGTTCCAGGCTAAAGTGATTACCGTCTGGTCGGGTTTTGAAGCGCCCGCCCCAGGTGCCGCCCAACGATTCCCAATACTCACCCAGGGGTAAATAATCCTCGGTTTTCGTTTTGTACTCGCCGTTGATAAACAGGTTTAAATCCACGGCCAGGCGCAGAGTGTGCAAGCTGTTACTGATACCCGCCCCGCTCTTGGCATTCAACGCGGCTTGCTGTGGCGTTCGGTAGGTTTCGCCAAACGTCAGACGGTAGCCGCGCAATCCGGCCCACTCAATCAGCTGCGTGAACAGCTGCTGTTTTTCGCTCAATGTCATTCTGGTTTTCCTTTTCCTGGTAACAAACTGCTCCCCCTGCGTTTAAGCCACACCTCAACAACCTGATGGCCAGCAATGCCCAGCGCCGCCCCTACGCCTGCAATAGCCAGCGGGCTAATGCCGGGGATCCAAATCAGGACCGCCCCCGCCGCCACTGACGTGGCCGAACCTAAAATAATGCGGCCCACAAATAACTTGGCGGTAATAGGTTCGCTACTGTTTAACGCCTTACCCAGGGCAATCAGTGCGCCCAGGATAATGAGGCTTAACAGGCTTTTTTCATGCTCCTGCATCCCTGCAATTCCTTACCCAATGAGGTTGCGCGTGTCTTCATCTTCCAGATACGGCACGCCGTTGATGCGTACAAAGTTCGGATCAGTGATTACGTACTTAATTTTGTGCGTCATCACGCTGCCACCTTTCGGATCCGCGTCAAGAATGTTGCTCAAAACCAGCTTGCAGCCGAAAGCCTCAATCTTTAACTCTTCGTTACCGGCCTTGGCATAGAACATCAGATCCACCGGTTCAATGCCGCGCCAGGAACCGGCACGGCGCGCAATGGCGGTCAGCTGCCCCAGCACTTTGGTGGTGACTTCAATTTCACCCTCTCCGGCCACGTCACCCGATACATGGCCATCAGGCACGCCCTGGGTTTGGGCGGCCGCCGTGTTATCGGTGATTGCCCTGAAATACGTTTCATCCGTTATTTACTCCCTGCCGCGCTGGTATCCAGTAACAGGCTAACCGTGATGCCTTTCGGGCATTCATACGGGCGAACCACAATATAAATCTCCACCTGCGTGGCAGATTTCCACGTGATCGTCACGTCACTGTCCAGCGGCGGTTTGACTTCACCAGGAAAGGTGATCCCGTTGATTTCTGACGCCTTAGCCATTTGACGCAACACTTTGGCAAACCAAGCCTGGTGCGCGGCGATGCTGCTCGGTGTGCTGTTTAGCGAACGGTCTGCAATCTTGGCAATTGCCTGGAGACGCACGCGCCGCGCCGCCTTATCGACAATGCGCAAATACTCAATGGCTTGATAATCGCCGCCCTCTACGTCCAACGTGCGGCCGTCTGACCAATAAAATCCGTCATAGTCGGGATACCACATCGGCACGCTAAAACGCTTTTCTTGTAAGGCTTGCAGCGTGGCCAGCTCCAGCACCGCACCGCTGCCATCAACGGGCAAATCATCACGCCCCAGCGCCAGCAAAGCACCGGTTTGCACCCGCGCCGGGCTATCCGCAATGGTCACGGCCCGATTGCATAAGCGCCCCGCCAACACGCCCGGCTCATTACCAAACAGACGCGGCACCAGTTGCACGGACGACGCGGCGATCTGCGCCTGCAACGTTGCCAAACGCGCCAGATAATCTGCCCACTCTTCGGCAACCTGTGGCCCCTCTACCGCCAGGATAAACCACGTCCAGCGGCCATATTTAGCCAGCAAATTGGCGCGCAGGCTGGCGGCGTCGTTGATCGGCTTTTTATCGCTGATATCGTCCGTCAACACCACACCTTCTACCGATGCCACGGCTTGGGCAGCCATTACCGCACCCACCCACGCATCAGGCTCAGCGTCTTCGGCCAGGACGTGAACAAAGCCACTCCAGTTCTGGCCAGCGTTAAGCATGGCGGCAATAACATCACGCTTGAGCACGCTATCAGCACCCAGCAACTCATCAAAATCCGTTTGGGTATTCACCGGCAGCGTTTTGCCCGCGTTGATCTTCCCCTTCCCCACGTACAACACTGCACGCTCAATCTCTTTGGTTTCACCCTGTAGCTGGTTAACCTGGTTAACTCCAACCGTTGGCCATGTCATGCCGTTCCCTCTCATCCTGCGCCGTAGCCAATGCCCTGCAATTGACGCGCTAACGCTTTGTTGAAATCCTCTTGCGAGATACCCAGGAATGGACGCGCTGGCAAATCAACCGACCAAGAGGTTTTCACCGCCTTGCCGGACAGTTTCCTGATCAGCAGGCCCGCTTTGGCCATCGACATGCTTTCCTGAATTTCCCTAAACGCTGGCTTACGCCACCGCTTGCCCTTTTTGACCTTGTACCCCAACGCCCGAAGCCGTTTAGCCTGGCGCGTACTGGCCGGTAAACTCGCAACACGGTTTTTTTTCTCTACCTGGCGGCGATTGATTGTTACGCTCATGCCGTTTTGCTGGACATAACCCACCGTGCCGGCCGAAATGGCTTTTTTCTCGTTGCGGTAGTCCCCCCCGCTTAGGTACACCCGCACGCCGTCGATTTCGGGCATTTCGCGGATGTGAAGCAGCTTTGGCATATTGCGCAGCATCTTGCCTTTGCGCTTGGTCTGCCGCCCTTCCCACTTATCCCCGTCCGGCCCCGCCTGGTTACGCACATTGCGCTTGGCCGCAGGCATTAAGCCGTACTTGGCCAACCGCCATAACAGCCGCTGACGCTTTTTAGGCGTTAGCTCCAGGCTGTCCAGCTGCTTGCGCAATGCTTTCAACTGGGCGGCGTCTAACTCACCCCGGATCACGTTGTCTCGCCGCCAATCGGCGCGCCCTGGCTATCTACGCCATAAACGTGCGCCTCGCTGGCCATCCAAACGATAGGATCCGCCAGCCGCCACATGGCCCCATCCATGGGGATATTTCCCTTTTCATCCTTGACCATGTTCAGCGCTTCAACCATCGGCACAGAGATGGCCAGCACCGCCGTTTCCTCATCGATCACATCAATGTCAAAATCGGGCAACTCATCATCAATGCCCATTTCTTCATAAAGTTCCCTGTCACGCTGGCCAAGCCAGACCAGCAGCAGCGCGGCCAGGTTGCGCGGGTCATATGCCCGATACGGGAACCTGTCCCAGGTCAGCGCCGCGTCATATCGGATCACCGCCAGGCGGTACTGGTCCAGCCCTAAATCCCTTTGCGCCGGGATGAATTTCATTTCATCCATGAAACTGGCGAACCCTGCCCCCTGAAAGGTACGTTTTGGCATGTACTCAGTGATGAAAGCGGTCAGCTCATCCAACTGGCTCATATTTTGCGTACTCCCACACGGCGCTTTCCCTTGATGGCTCGAATGGCAATCGAACCCTCGGCCAACAGGCCGCTGCGCGTTTCTTCGCTTTCCTGCCCTGGGTGCGTTTCCCGGCGTCCAATGCTGGCAAACTCCCCCATCAAATCCGCTTTTGCCCTGGCATACACCGCCCGTTTGTACCGGGCGCAGAGTAGATTTCCCTCTGCCATGCTTATGCCTGGTGCCTCACTGGCCTGGCCAATCCCCTTGGCCTGGTATTCATCCCTGACTGACTCCAGCAAGTCATTTACTTCACCGGCAGCGGTCAGCAGCGCGGTGGCCACCGTTCCGCCATCGATATCGGCCGGAATGCTCCGCTGTTCCTGAAATTCTTGCAGGTTCAGGTCCGGCCAAAAACCATCGTTTATTAACGGCTGATCCTGGTATTCAATCGGCGTTCCGCTAAACATAGAAATCCCCCGAAAAAGAAGCGGGCATAACGGGATCCACGGTACATAACCCAAGGGTATTACCTTCCCCGCGCCCGCCCCGGCTTGCGGTAGTCTTTACTTTTGCAGCGCCCGGATCCGGGCGGCAATTTGATTTCTCATGGTGCCGACGCCGCAGCCGCTATGCAGCTTGTGCGCCTGGGCCAGCAATCCATCCACTTGTTTTAGCAATTCCACATCGTCCGTCACGGTGGCACGCGGTACGCCTTGCGGGTCAAACAGCTGGCGCATACCGGCGAACTTGAACCATTTGGCGCGGATCACTTCGTACAACTCCCAGTTTTCCGTCACGTTGATAAACGTCCGGGAGAAATACGGTTCAATCGGCTGGCCATCCCTGGCCATGTTTTCCGCCCAGG